AAAAATGAATGAATTAATAAAAATGAATGAATTAATAAAAATGAATGAATTAATAAAAATGAATGAATTAATAAAAATGAATGAATTAATAAAAATGAATGAATTAATAAAAATTGATGAATTAATAAAAATTAATGAATTAATAAAAATAAATTAATAAAAAATAAAAAAATTTACAAAATAAATAAAAATAAAAATCTAAACAATAATTAATATATAATTATTTTACAAATAAATTAACATTAATATTAATATTAACATAACTATATAACTAAAAATGGGTTTTTATGAATTAGGAAATGGATGTGATTCGTGTGATACAATTAGTTCTGCTATTCCAGGTAATGTAAATATGCAAATGGACCAAAACTCTGCTCTTGCGGCAAATATGGCTTATGGTGCTCAAGCCAATACCGTTCAACAATACAATAATAACTCATCATCTGCAGGTTATGCTCCTCAAGGAAATACTATGGGTAGTATGGGAAATGGTTCAAATGGTTCAACTATGGGTGTTCCTCAACAACATTCTAAAGTACCACCTAAAGTAGTTAAACAAGTTGTTACAACTACTATTACCTCTGCTCCCGCGTCAAACAATAATAATGCTCATAAAAATAACAACAATAACAACAATAACAACAATAACAATAACAATAATAGCAATAATAACAATAATAATGATATAGAAGGTTTTACTGATACTATGAATATGAATAGCAACTTAATGAATAATGATAAAAAATGGATCGTTCTTGGTTTAGTAATTTTTACTGCTCTTGCTTCTAATGAATGCTGTAAATATTTTCTTAACAAAAGTCTTCAACTCAATGATGGTAGTCCTATGTATTATATTGCTTATGCTGGTGTTGCTATTTTACTTACAATGGCTGCTAATAAATATGCCAATACTAACTAAAATTAATAATTAATAATTATATATAAATAACATATCTCTAATAAAGATAAATATACTACACAGTTTTTCAAAATTTATTTTTAACCCTTTTATTTTTTATGTATAATCAGCTTATGCTCATTTATTTGAGGATAAGCTCATTATTAAATAATAATATAAACATAATTTTATTTTCAAAATAAAATTTAAACTACATTATATTTAATTAGAAATACAATAGAAAAAACAAAAAACACTTATTTATTTGAGGATAAGCTCATTATATTAAATTAATAAAATAATTTTCATGTATTAAAATTTTTAATAATTTTTAAAAATCTAAATAATATATAAACTAATAATATAATTTTTTATATTATTTTAAATAAATAATAAAAATAAATAAAAAATAAATAAAAAATTATTAATAAAAATCAATAATAATGAACAATAAAGATAATTTTACACCAGAAAAAAAACACGATGATATCAATAAATATCCTACAATACCTAGTAAATATAAATATAAATATGGAATACCTTCTAAATTAATATCTATTTATCATAAACAATTGTATTATTTTTATACTAATTTATCTTCAAATAAAAAAGTAGCACCAGAAGATATACATACATTAATAAGAGAGTTTTTTATCAATTATTATTATCCATTTATATCTAACAATTTTGATACAGATAAACAAATAATGGCAGTTATTACTGGTTCAGTAGCATTTAATATGAATATAATACATACTAATTTAAAATTTATAAAGTTTGACACACAGGATATTGATTTAAAATTATATACAACATTATTACATTATGATAAAACTAAACAAGATAAACAAAATGTAAAAAAAATTATGAGTGTATTTAAATATATATTACTTATTATAACAATGTTTATGAAACAAATAATAGATGAAACAATGACATTTTTTAAAACTATGTTTGAAGAAACAAAACATAATTATAAAAAAGCAACAAAAGATATACAAAATAATGAACAATCAGGAGGTTTTACTAATACTAAACCCAAATTATTAGAGCATAAGAAAAAATATAATGGCATTTTAACACGTATGGCTATAACATTACAAATAAAAAATAAAAATGAAAATGAAGATATATCAAAAAATAATATAGATGAAGTTTCATCAAAAAATGCTATAGATATTACACATATGTCTTATGATGATTTAGTTAATACTATTATGACTAAAATTAATACTATAGATTTATTAATCACAACTAAAATCAAATATTTTATAAAGACGACAACACTTAAACACAAGGCTTTAACTTTTACAGATAGTCAAATAAAATATCCTAGTCTTTTAGATAATCCAACATTTTATTCATATTATTTATTGGATAATAATACTATTTTAGATACATCAAAACAAGTAATAACATTAGATAAATTACATAAATCAATTAATAATGTAAATGATATTGTTAAAGTTAATTATTGTAAAGATAATTATAATAGTAAATGTTATTATATAGCATTAAACTCATTAAAGTTTGATTTAGTTCTTATGTTACAATATGCTGAATTTATTAATACAGAACGCTATGATGATACTATAAATATTATTGTTCCTATTGGAGCATTATTTAAATATTTTAAATATTTAACTAAATATTTAAAATTATATATTATTATGAAGTATTCTAACAAACCATTGGATAAACATTATAATAATGTAATACATAATTTTATAAAATATATTTATACCATAATAGGTAATCCAAAAACAAATATAACCCCTGAAGATAGTATTTTTAATATTGAATATAAAATTAGATTAAATCAAATACATCAAGATTTATTTATTAATCAATCAATACTTAAAGAACATGAAGAACTTCGTGAAGCAGTAGATGATTATAATCATATTAAAAAATATATTAATAAAAGCAGGTTTTTATTTAAAGATGAATATGAAAAATACATTGCTAACAATAAAAAATGTAATATGGACTATTTAAATATATTAAGACATATTTATACTAATCCTGAATATAATCCTAATTATATAAATCCATCTATGAATGGTGGTATGCTTTCTAAAACATCACAATTAATAAAATCTAATCCTATACCTATACATAAACCTATACATAAACATAACCCCTGTTTAAAAAAACAAACTATTATTTTATATAATGATATTGATGATGAAATAAATGATGATTTTAAATCTCTTTATAAAAAAAGTCTTTTAAGTGTAAAATCAAAACACAATAAACATTACAAAATGATTAACACTTATAAAAAATGTAAAAAATCTCAACTCTTAAAAAAATCTAAAAAATGTAAAGACTTAAAATTATCTAAAAAAAGCTCATCTAAAAAATCTAAATTACAATCTAAAATTCAAACAAAATTAGATATAGATAAATTAATTATGAATAGACTTAAATCTGATTTACATAATGAAATGGAAAGTCTTAAAGAAACTCTTAAATAAAGTATTAATTAAAGTATTGTTTAAGCATTCCAACTAGGTGGTAATCCATATTCACAGGCTCTGAAATTTTGTTGTAAATATAAAATATATACTTTTATTAATGTATCAACAACACCAGACCAATCAAATAAAAAATCTAACTTATTTCCTGGATACCATCCGCCAAATCGTTCTAAGAAATAACGACTGTAGATTGTTTTTTTACTATCATCAGAAACACCAAAATAAATAAATAACTGTATCATAAGTAACGCATCTATAATTGTGCTAGCATAACTAACTAAAACTCTATATTTATGTGGCAACATATAAGCAGGTGGTGGATTAAATGTTTCGTCGTCAGTATATTGTTCTGAATCAACAGTTATTTGAGTTATAATGGCTAAATACAATACAAAAATATACATATACCAATAATCAGGTAACATATTTGTAAATGGAATTTGTACCCATAAACCAACAAATGTTAAAGTAGTCGTGATTATACCAAATACTGCTAATATATAAAGTTCCCATTTATACGATAAACCACTTATACTTTTTATATAACTAAAACGTTGAGGTTGATTTAAATAAAGTAATATAGATAACACAATTGTTAATAAAAGTGTAATCCAACGAAACAAAGGAGTTATAATAAATTCAGCTAAACCATTAATAAGACTTGATAACATATTTTTTATTTTATTAGGCTTATCCTTAAATAAACGAGCGTGTTTATAAATTGATAAACCCAAAAGATCTTTTAAATGCCTTGAACTTATTTGACGCTTATTAGGCTTATCCTTAAATAAACGAGCGTGCTTATAAATTGATAAACCCAAAAGAGCTTTTAAAAAGCCTTGAACTTAGTTGACGGTTATTATATTTAAAGTATATATTTATTTTTAATTATTTAATTTAATTAAATAATTAATTTTAAACTATATTTTAATATTACATTAAAATATATACTATATAATAACGGTTAAGTTCTTTTATTCTTGATTTACGTCCTAGTATATATGGTGTTCCCTCTGTCAAATTCATAATATTTAAATTACTACTATATCAAGGCACTATATACTAATTACTTTATTCATTTCAGTTCGGTTTTATACCTTAAGGTTGAAAGCATATAAGTTTTATAAACATTAATATACATATTTTGGGTCGCTTTAATTTTTTAATGGTATATATACCACGCTCATTTATTTAATAAACACATATGTTTATTTAAGGATAATCATAATAAATTATTATTAAATAATAAAATTTATTCTGGATACACACTATTTATTTATATTTAATATATATATAAAATATAAAAAATAAGAAAATAAAAAAAAAATAATTTATAGATTAATAAAATGAGTAATAATGTATCACTAAAAAAATCACAACAGAATATGTCGCTCATTGACTGGATTACACAATATGACTCACTTGTCGTCTTTGGAGGATTTGGTCTTGCTATTATGGGTGTTATATTATTCACAGGTATATTTCAAGCAGGTCCCGTTGTTAGAGATAATGTTTTATACAATGCCATTGGAGCAATCGCAATGGCAATTGGCTTTATTTATATAATATTTAAATTTATGGGTAATCAAGTTATTATACTCGGAAAACAAGTTGATATTGGAATGTTTGTTTATGTTGCTATTGTATTATTTGTAATGTTCGTATTGGGTAATTGAATAAGTAATTGACTATTAGAAAGGTTGTTAAAATAGTTAAATAATTAAAATGAGTAAAAAAGTTTAATATAATGGGCTAAAAGAAAGGAAAATTTAAGTAGTTTTTATAATTTTTGTAGTGGTATTCCTTATTGTTATGGTTATGGTTATGGTTATGGTTATTGTTATTACAGGACCTATCCCGGGACCGTGACCGTGACCGGGCTACCTGATACATTAGGCGGGCTACCCCTATTTTTCACACTTCTGTCTATACCATCTTCATCATCTGTGCGTATTGATTGGTCAGCATTATTTACAACAGCGTTCATACCAGTAATAATTGTTTGTATATTTTTTTGGTCGTTAAGTAATAATTTTATACCTGTAATAATAGGTCTGGGTAAGTTTATTTTAACATCTGCTGCTGGATGGCTAGTATTAGAACTCCCTGGTGGTGTTGTACTATTATTTGCTCTTACTAAATTTTTTAATAAAAATAATATAACTTTTATCGCATATTTATATTTGTCAAAAAGGTTTATAACAAAGTTAAAAATGCGTATAATTTCTTTGTGTTTAGCTATATAGTAGTGTTCAAGGGCTGTACAATTTTCTAAACGTTTTTGTAATTGATCCTGGTCGACTACCTTTGTTAGGTTTAACTCCTTAACACCTATGGCATTGTAATCTACAGAAGTTAAACCTGTATTATAATCTAAAATGTCTGCTTCACCATCTATGTCTTGCATTGACATACCTACATTTATTCCTAACTTATTATTGAAATTTAATTGATCAGGTTTTAAAACAACGCCATTTTCAATTTCCATAGGGGTTCCGTCAAAATTATTACCTTCTTTAAACTTATCAAATACCTTTAAAATTGCCAATACAGCATCATTTGTCTTTGCTATAGTTCCCTCACCTAAATTTGTATCTAAAGCTTTATTATCAACAGCAATTTTTAATTTTACTATTATATCATCTATACCAATATGAATAATTCTAAGTAATTGATCATTCTCAGCCGGAACGCCTGCCTTATAATTTTCTCTAGTGGCCATTTTATTTTATATATTCAAATCAATTTATATTATATTACTATATTACTATTATACTATAAATATAATAAATATTATTTATTATATAAACATATAAAAATTTAAACTAAATAATATTATTAAATAAAAACTAAAATAATTAATTAAATATAAATATTAAATAAATATTAAATAAAAATAAATAAGATGTCTCTAGAACTCTAAAACACTAAAATAATCATTTACATTTTCTTAATTAATAATAGTTTTCTCCCTGATTGGCAGAATTTATCATTGCTATCACAATCTTGGTATTTACTTAATAAATTTTCTATTTTTGTTTGCATCATAGGTTTGACTTCGACTCTTCTATCTATAATATGTTTAATTTGGTCTCGCATTGTATTATTAAATGTTTCAATATTTTGAGGGTGGTTGGCTACTGGATTAACAGGAACTTTTTCTGTATTTGATATAATATTTTTATTAATAAGTTGGTCTTGCATTTTATCAATCATATTCATTACAAACCCTTGGTCGGCAATTAATTTATCCATTTGATTTCTAGAGATTAAACTACCTGTAGGTAATTGTTTATATTTGTCTAATTCATCTTTGTATCCTACTGTTTTACTAAATAAATTTTGATAGGCTTTATAAACAGTCATAAGTTCATTATGTTTTTGTAAATAAGCGTGGTCTAATTCTTTCACTGTAATTTTTTCATTATTTTCATCTAACATAGGTAATTGTTTATATTCTGTTTTAGGTTGGGATTTAAAGATTGCTAATAAACTACCACATAATTTATTTTTAATAACAGGTTCTATCTCAGGTTCATCTTTTATTTTTTTTAATATCATTAATCTAGACCTATATAAATTTGTATTATTATCTTTCATCTCATTATGTATTGTTTTTAACATTTCTTGATGTTTTTCATGTTCTATTTTATTATTTACGATTTCACCATTTTTCATTTCACCATTTTTCATTTTATTATTCATAGTTACAATTTTTTCATTATATAAAGTTGAATATTCTGTATATAACTTTTTAAGTTCTTCGTGTTTAATACGATATGTTTTATCAATTTTAATATAATTTTCTAGAAGCAACATAATTTCTTTTATTTTTTCAGGAGATAAATTTTTAAAATCATCATTTGAAATACTTAATATTTTTTGTATAGTATTTGTATTCTTATTTGTAATTACATTTATATTTGTATGTTTAATATGATTTTTATTTGTATTTTTATTTATGTTATTATCTATATCAATACCTATTATTTTTTCAATTTCAACATCATTGCCTAAATTCATTTTATCAATCATTTCTTTACCCATCTTTACAATTTTTTTTGTATTATTAGAATTATTATGATTACCACTTGTTTTATTATTTTTAAGATGAGTTAAATTTTTTACTTTATAATTTTTATGTTGAAGATCATTTTTTATAGATTTACTTTTATCTTTCATAACTTGGTTAAACATTATATCAATATTATTTTTATCCATATTATTTAATTTAATATTATTAATATTTTTATTATTAGGCTTATCCTTAAATAAACTGTTGTGTTTATTAAATGATAAACCTAAAAGATCTTTTTAAAGCCTTGAACTTATTTGACGGTTATTATATTTAAAGTATATATTTATTTTACATTATTTAATATATAAAAATGATATTTAAAACAAAATTAATAAATGTAATAATAAATTTAATTATAGATCAACTAAAATTATATATAAAAGGCTGTATATACACTATGTAGAAAAACTATAATTTATATAAAGAAATCGTAAAAATATTTTTAACTAGTATCAATTATTAAATTAGAAATAAATTTTAAAATAATAGAGTATTAAATAATAGAGTATTAAATAATAGAGTATTAAATAATAGAGTATTAAATAATAGAGTATTAAATAATAATATAAATATAATTTTATTTTTGAAATAAAATTTAAAATACATTATATTTAATTAGAAATACACTATAAAAAAATAAACTACACTCATTTATTTGAGGATAAGCCCATTATTTATTTTTGATTTCTATTATCATTGTATCATAACAATATATTTTATAGAGTAAATCTATTAACTTATCTTTACAAAAATGACTTATCTTTTTATATTTATATTCTTTCTTTAAAAAATGTTTTTTTTCTTCTAATGTTTTTGTATCTTTATTATTATTTATTTCACATTTATAATTAAAAGGTTTATGTATTGATAGATACATTGTTAAAGTTTTTGTCATTTTATCAGTATTATATACTTCTTCTTTCGTCCCCCAATCAACATCTAAATTATATTTTTTAATATCTCTTTTACAATAATAGTGATAAGGTTGATTATTTAAATCTTTTTTCTTAACTTCTTCCTTAACTTCTTTAATTATTTGTTCTTTAATAATTTTTTTTTCTTTTTTTTCTTCTTCTTCCTTTTTAACTTCCTCTTCTTTCTTTTCCTCTTTTTTCACTTTTACTTTAAGTTTTGTATTTTTTATATCTAATGTGTTAAATGATGGTTCAATCATTGGATTAATAGGATTAGTTTTTTTAATTAGTATTGGTTTTTTTACAACATCAATAACATCTTTTGCATCTTTCATAAGTAAATTATTTTTTTTGGTTTTCTTTTCATCAACATTATAAATACGATGTGTATTATTATTTAAAGTAGATGCTGTATTTATATTTACTATTTTATTCTCTTGTTTTCCTTTATCATTAGTATTTGTATTATTATTATTACTAGTATTGTTATTTGTAGTTTGTCTCGTTGTCTCTAGATAAGGTAAATATTTATTTAATTCTTCTTGTTTATTTTGTATTAATCTTAATTTGTGTTTTTCATTTTCTATACTTTTCATTAATTCAATTTCTTTTTTACGATTATGTAATTTTACAATTTGTTCTTTTTTATGTTTAAGTTTAGCCAATTCTTTTTGTTGTTGTTCTTGTAAATACTGTCTTTGTAATTCTAATTTACTTAAAGGTGAATGTGCGTCAATTGTCATATGTTCTAGTTTAGGATGTATAGATACATTTTTTTTACTATTACTATTGCCATTATTATAAACAATTTGTTTTATATTATTAGTATTATCAGTGTTTGTATTGCTAGAATTATTTGTATTGCTAAAATTATTTATTGTATTATTTCTATTTCTATTTATTATAGAATTATGATTCATTTGTTCTAATATGATTTGTTGTTCTTTTAATTGTTGTTGTTTGAAGTCTTTTTCTTTTATATAATTTTCTTTCATTTGTTGTTTTATTTCTTGTTCTCTTAATTGTTGTTCTCTTAATTGCTGTATTTTTAATTGTTTTTCTTTCATTAATTTTTCCTTTAATTGTTGTTCTTTTAGTTGATGTAATCTAGTTTCTTCTGGCGTTAGTGTTATTTTAATTTGTTTATTTGTTTTTGTAGTATCATTATTAGTATTATGTATAGGTTGAATACTATTTCTATTATTATTATTTGTATTAGACTGATTTTGTAAATGACTATAGTCTTTTTGTTTATTAAGTTTTGTTATAATATTATACATATTTTCAGAATTTATAAAATCTTTTGAATTATTTTTATTAACAATTGCTTGTGGCATTGTAGTTTTTTGATTAGTTAGTTCTTGTTTATCCTTATTAAGTAAATTATTTACAGATAATTGTGGTTGTGGTTGTGGGTGTGGTTGTGGTTTATATTGTAATTGTGGTTTAGGTTGTTGTGCAGGTTCAGTAATAAGTTTAGGAGGCTGTTTTATTGGTTCAGTAGTAAGTTTAGGAGGCTGTTTTATTGGTTCAGTAGTAAGTTTAGTGAGCTGTTGTGTTGGTTCATTATTTGTAGATTTTGGTTTAATTTGAAAATCCTTTTTTTTATCAATAAGTTGTGTTTTTCTAGGTGTTTTTAAATTATATTTTTCTAAAATAGAATTAATACGTTCTTTATTTGTTAATTCTTTCTTCTTTGTATTTTTATTAAGTTGATTAAGTTGTTTAAGTTGTAATGGAATATCTTTACTCATTTTATTATTTAATTGTTTATTTACTTTATTAATGTTATTGTATCTAGTAAAACATAGTAAGAAACTTTTATTTTAAATCATACTTATTAAAATTATAAACTAAAAACTAAATAATAATCTAAACTAAAAGGATGTGCTAGAAACAATTTATAAAAAAGTAATAAAAATATAAAAAAGTATTAACATAAGTATAAACTATAGACTTTTACTTATAAAACTAAAGAGTTAGTTCTGGAGTATAGTAATAATTTATAACTTTTCTAAAAAAAAATAAAATAATATAATAGGCTTATCCTTAAATAAACAAGCGTATTTATAAATTTATAAACACTATAAAAAACAAACTATACTTATTTATTAGAGGATAAGCCCATTATAAATAGTTCTTATAAAATAAAATTATTAAAATAATATTATAATTTATTACATGCTAGACCATCAGCACATAAATTACCAAACCAAATATTAAATTTAGTTCTATCGGTTCTATCCATTGATTGATGACTATTAACGTGTATTAATTTAACTTTTATTTTATATGAAGCAGATAATTTACTATTTATTAATTTAATACGTTGCATGCTAGAATCAATACTTTCAATTAAAACTCTGTTTTTAACGTCATCTCCGTTTGCTGTTCTCCAGTTATTTTTTTTCCACGAAGAAAGCCAAACAGAACAGGCTTTAATTGAATATTCACTATCACTAACTATTTTAACTACTTTTTTAATATCTATAAGTTCTCTATAATATTTTACAATAAGTTTAAAAGCAAAATCCATACCCATTAATTCACATTGATTATTTGTTTTGTCATTGTATTGTTCTTTTATATTAGTGCAGTTTAATCCTATATATACGCCAACACCACTATTAAAATAATCTTCTTTTGTTTTGGATTTACGACTAGACCCATCTGTAAATATATAAAGTTCATCATCAATAAGTGTCCAAGACATTACATTATAATTTAAATCATCACTATAATGAGAACTTTTTATAGTTGCTAAGGATTGTTTCATTTTTAAAATATCTTCATCACACACATAATTTTCACTCTTTATTTCATTTGTGTGTGTGTTTGTATTACCATTACCATCACCATTACTATTTGTTTTTGATTTTTTAGTAGTTGTTAATTGTATAGTTTTATCTGTTAAAGAAGATTTTGTAGTTATATTTACATTAGAACTAGACTTAGAACTAGACTTAGAACCAGTTTTTAAAAACTCTTTTGCTTCTTCAAATGTATCAAATTTTCTAAATATTGGATTTTTATAACCTTCCACTGCTTTTTTACATTCTCCCCACGTTTTAAAAATTCCTATATGATGCCCTTTTATTACAACATAATATTTTTCATTATTCATAGTTAATTAATAGTATTTTAATTAATTATTATTTTATTCGCTTTATAGTAACATATTAAATATCTTTTAAACTTTAACCTAATTTATTTTTTAATTTTTATAATTTAATAATTTTATAGTTTAATCTTCAATTTTTATAATGAGATTATTCTCAAATAAATGAGCATAGTTTATTTTTTTATAGTTTATTTCTAATTAAATATAATGTATTTTAACTTTTATTTCAAAAATAAAATTATATTTATAGTATTATTTAATACTATATTGTTATTAAAAATATTAAATAAAAATTGAAATTTAAAAAGTATTTATATTATTATTATTAAAAAAAGTTTATATTAGATATTGTAGTACAAATAATTAAATAATAATCTTATTATAAAAACTAAAATGTGCGATTTAGATTTTATTAATACAATTTCTTCTACATTTAGTAGTGAAATTAGTAAATTTATACAATCTTTTACACTTACTATTAAACAACAATTTGAAAATATTGATAAAAAAATGAAAGAACAAGAAGTAGAATTAAATAAATTACAAGATGAATTAAAAAATAAAAAATTTGATGAAACTAATTTTACTAGTGTTTCAGTTATTAAAAACCAAGATAAACAAATTTATGAACTTAATAATACTATTAAAATTTTAGAAAATCGCATTAAATATTTAGAATTAAAAAATAATGTCGAAACAATGGATAATGAAATTATTAAAACAGAATCATCAAATGAGAAGTTAGTAACTAATAATAATACTAAACTTATTAATGAACCTGATACTAAAACTAAAATTAAAGAAGAAATTATAACTAAACCTATTAAAAAAGTTTATAAACGAGATTCTAAAAAGAAAGAAGAAAACGAAAGTAATGAAGTTAATAATACTGTTGAAGTTAAAGTAGAAGTTAAAGAAATTAAACTTGAAAAAACAAAGAAAAAAATTATTATGAAAAAATGTAGTAAAACAAATACTAAAACTGATGCTGAAATAGAAGACGATGAACAAGCCGAAGAACAAATACTTAAGGAAGAAGCAGAAGATGATGCACAACAAATTAAAAAAGACGCAAAAGAACGACAACTTAATGCAGAAGCAGAAGAAGAAGAACAACGACTTAAGGAAGAAGCCGAAGAAGAACAACGACTTAAGGAAGAAACCCAATACAACGAACAACAACTAAAGGAAAAGGAAAAGGAAAAGGAAAAGGAAATGGAAAAAGAAATGGAAAAAGAAAAAGAAAAAGAAATGGAAAAAGAAATGGAAAAAGAAAAAGAAAAAGAAAAGGAAATGGAAAAAGAGAAAAAATCTAAAAAATCTAAAAAGACACCAAAAGAAGAAGTTAAAGAAGAAAAGAAAGAAATTAAAGTTGTATTTCCGGATAGTATTCCCAATTTAATGGATGTTAATATATTAGAAGTAAAGGATATAGAATATTATATTGATAATACAAATAATAATATCTTTTTAATTAAAGATGATGAAGAAATTGGAACTTTTGTTGGAGTATATGATAAAGATAATAAAAAAATTATTAAAATGAAAGATTAAATATTAAAATAAAAAATTAAATATTAAAATGCAAAATTAAATAGTATAAATAAGTATTGAAATTATAAAAACTATATAAAATAATCTAAATAACTGATTTAATTTAATTCACATTTATTTTTTTAAACCTTTGCTATTTCTAATTGAATTAAAAATAACTAATAGAAATAATATAATAACAACAGATATAAATCCTAGTGCGGTATTTTCAATATGTTTATTATCATTTTTTATTTTTTTTAAAAATAATTTTTCATTAAAATGAAGTTTAGTATCATTTTCATTTGTAAATCCTTCAGTTTCATAAAGTTGTTTTCTTTCGTGAAAACGTTTATATACATTATTTATTTTAGAAAAATATTTACTAGAATTATTATTATGTTCATTGTGATTGTCATTATTATTATTATTATTATGATTATTATTAATGTCTGGTATATCATTTACATATTGTTTAATATGATGAGGTGGTATAGGAATTGAATTATTATTAGTAGTATTATTATTTTGTTTAACAGGTGTAGTAGTAATAGTAGCCTCATTACTTACAAAACTTGTAAAATAAGAACCTATTGTATCAAAAAAACCTTTAGGTTCTGCTCTCATATCAGCATCAGTTGATGCTATTGTATGCATTTCTGTAGGTTGATTTGGATTTAATTCATCAACTAATTTTTCTAGTTCGTGCTTATTTACTTTTTTAGAAGATAAAATAGTTTTTAAGTCAGTTAATGAAACAGGTTGGTGATTACCATTCATAGGCATTTCAGTTAAAGTTCCACTTGATTTATCATAATAATATAAAATATTATCATTTTTACCTAACATAAAATCAGGTTTTTCATCAATATATTCAGCATTAATTGTTGTATTAAGTTTACCATCATCAATTTGATTTTTAGATTGTTCTAATTGTGTCTCAGCAAGTTTAGCATATTCCATACTATTATAATGAATATATCCTTTGGCATCTTCATATTCTTTTAATTCATCTAAATATTTTTTATTTAATGTATTGTAATCATCAGCACCAATTTCCATACTAATAGGAGTATTAATAGAAGGGTCAAATGAAATAAATTTTTCTAATAATTCTTTATCCATATTAATACATTCAGCGAGTTTTTGATATATATCTAATTTATTTTTACCATTAACACGTTCTTTTAAATCTTTAGGCAACTTAGTCATAATTTGTCCCATAACTCTATACATTGTATCTAAATCATTTTTATCTTTATTTTCTGCTATAAGTTTATTAATAAGTGTTTTACTATCTACTGTAAAATCATTTAATGTAATTGTAGTTAATGCCATCATAAATAAAATTTCAATTTCAGTCATTTTCATAGCAATTAGTCTTAAATGCTTGCTTATGATTTCACGGTATAATTTATCTTGATTTATAGAATTAGTTTCAGAGACATTTTTAGATAACCAATTTAAATAGTGTAATGCTTGTTGTCTATCAGGTCTTTGTGTAAAAAATAGTGTAATTGGTAATTTATTTACTACACCTTGAATTTGAGTTGAACTTGTATTATTCATTTTATAAATTTAATATATAAATTATAATTCTATTATTATTATATATATTTATTATTTATTATTTATTATTTATTATTTATTATTTATTATTTATTATTTATTATTTATTATTTATTATTTATTATTTATTATTTATTATTTATTATTTATTATTTATTATTTATTATTTAT